AAAACCAAATTGGATTAGAAAAGAGAATCTTCTCTTTCCCGATTTGGCTAGGCCTATAGAATCAGTTGCCCTCGATAAATTCGAGGGACAGAAGTTTGATTTGGATTACTATACACGAACTCCTGAATTTACTAAGATTAATAAATCTCAAGCTATGTGTGCCCTATGGACACAAATTACTTGGGATGATCTTGGAAAATCCATGATTTCCATGTATAAAGCTCGTCAAAAATTTCATGATAACTATCGTAAAACTTGGACTCAGAAAATTGATACTAAGTATGATAATCCAATTGAAAACATTAATGAGGAATTCTGGTCTAACCAGATTGAACCTCATTTACCGTCTTCTCTTGGATTTGACTGTTCTCCACAAGGAGCTGTCAATCATCATACTTTAACATTTTCTACATTCCCTCCAGATGGTCCTTTACCTGTTCGGGTTCAACCAATTGTTGAACCTCTCAAGGTAAGGACTATCACTGCGGGAATCGGTGAGACATTTTGTCTTAAGCCTCTTCAGCGTGCCATGTGGCATGCTTTAGGGACTGAAGAACAATTTTGTCTAACTCACGGCACGAATCAACTTGAACCAGCCATTCAAAGGATCTATAATAATAGTTCCCTTGGTGATGTTTGGATTTCAGGAGATTACAGTGCTGCGACCGATTCTTTTGCAATTAGTGCTTCTAAAGCACTTTTGGAAGGAATTTTAGAGTCTATTGATCACGAACCCACAAAACGATGGGCAATGAAAGAAATTTCTCCTCATCTTTTAGTCTATCCTAAAGAGTCTGGTTTAACACCAGTTCTTCAGGAATCAGGCCAATTGATGGGAAGTCTTCTTTCATTTCCATTGTTATGTTTACTTAATGATTGTACAGCTAAGTTCGTTGGTTTATCTCCCCATCAATATTTAATTAATGGAGACGATATACTAATGCGAACTTCTGCTGAAAAATATCCTTTATGGAAGGAAAAAGTCCAAGATTTTGGTCTTTCTCTTTCCGCAGGGAAAAATTACATTCATAAGGACTTTGGAACCGTGAATTCACAATTGATTTGTGAATCACGGGTCCTATGTTCCGGTAAACAGAGGGTTCTTGACCGTAGAAGTCAAGTTTTAGGAGAGTGTCTACGTGACCTTGAGATTCTTATGGAATCAGAGACACCTGATGAAGTTCATGAGTTGTTTAAATCGGTTAACCGAAATAAATTACGAAGAACTGTCAGAAGTATTTCTGTTCCTGTTTCTCATGGTGGATTGGCCTTTAATTGGGGAAAACGAGATAATATTTCAAAGAGATCAAAAAGAACCGAGGTTCTTGTTTATCTTAATGATATGTTAAAGCGTATTTCTCCGAAGAAAGGTTGTCTTTCAATTCCTTATCTTTCAAAAGAAAAGTTTTCTAATACCACTCTTCAAGAAATGGATCGTTGTTTCAACGAACCTGTCTTGAATAGTGAGTACCATGAAGATTTTCTTGGGATTCCTCAAATTGAAAAGGTAAGAAGGACGGTACAACAGAATTTTAAACTCAGGAATTTATTCCTAGGTCAAGAAATTCATGAACTACCACCTCTTTCTTATCTTCATTCTTTACAAGTCCCTTTTAATGATCTAAAGATTCGACCACAGCTACAAGCTGCGATTGATTCTAAGTTCTTTTCAAGGTTCTTGGATGGGAATGAATCATTTTCATTTGAAGAATTCCAGAAAGATTTTTTGGATTCAGTAAAAGGAACTGTACAGGCTTCATCGAAGGCTGTAGAGTTCTTGACTCCGATCATTGAATTAGATGTAAAACCTGACTACCTTAAAAAAGTAGTTACAGGTTATAAAGCTAAGCTCTTTGATTCGAAGTTATTTACCGAATCTCTTTCTAAGGAATTGCAACCAAAACGTTTTGACATCCTACCAACTCTTCCATCCATTGATTTTTCTTTGGAAATTATTTCTAAACAGTTAGAATCTTTACAGGTCCTTTCTGAAGAGTTTGAATTTCCACCGAATTTTTCAACGGTGAGTTGGGAAGATGTCTTGAAGACACAAATAGAGAATTTTCATTGTCAGCAGGTTGAACACCTCTCAGATGATCCTCTTGATCCAGAATTTGATTCCGGAAATCAAGAGTTGATCTCAGAGGTGGTATTTTCTTTAAGGGATACCCATTGAGGGATCTTGTAACACAAGATCCGCTCTTTGGGATTGGTACTCTGATTAACTTTCCAGTAGTTAAAAGAGTCTTATTCCAGGAAATACATCAACTGAAAACAATGACAATTGTATTTTATATATTACCATATCGATCGATTATTCTACCGATATCGACATAACTATATTTGACACAAGGATTCGTGCCG